CTAGATACACCACCAAAGATAGAACCTGATATGAGTCCGTTAAAAACCAACGAACCCGTATCAACATATTGTTCACTATCCGATATATCGGATGCGAGTTGGGTGTAGTCATCTCCAATTTCTTTTACAATGTCTTTCAGGAAATCCATAATTAATCAGTGTGTGATCTTCTACGATGAAATATTTGTATCACCATAACAAATATAATGATAATGAATACTATTATATCATCAATCATGTTTATGTGCCAGTTTACCAGATACCTCCCATGCATCCTTATTACCTCCATGACCATGAGCAATACCTAACTCATGCATTTTGGCATGTTCGTCAATAGGATCTGATAGATCATTCTTTCCTGGTCCAACTGTTAACCACAGTCCATAACCCATAATAAAGAATAGTAATCCTACTATAATGAATACTATTATCATACTACCTCTCTGAGAAATTGCTTACCACCTTCCTCTCTAGTTTCCTTAACTAGCTTAAGTTTTTGATACAATGCTGTATCACCACCTAAGGTCAGTGATCTTACTATAGTATCTAGTTCTTTGTCGTTAATAGGTAATTCCATTTAAGTAAAAAAGGATTCGAGGTTTGCAGTTCTTTCCACCTGCCATCCAATAGAGTCCAATATGATCCTTAAAGGTTCAAGGAAACTCTTATTGAATTGTAAGTCATGATCGATATACTTGTCGATACCTAACTCTTTGGGGAAATCTTGTATAAACGAGATAACATTCTCATGTATCTTGTTTGGTTTTTTGAGGTAGCAGAATTTAATCTTCTCACCATTGCTTATCAACGAATACTTATTCGTCAACTTTTTCTCCTTGATGTAATGGTTAAACAGTAAAGCACCCCGAACATGTATCGGTGTGCCTTTGGTATAAATCATGCTTGCCGATTTATATTTAGTGACATCAGAAACTGACCTTGGGAATGCAATATCCTCAGGTGGAAGTTTCTTAAATTTCTTACGACTAGCAGCAATAAAATTAATAACATCATCCTCTGAACCATTCATCATAAGTTTAAGAGCATCCTTAATCATCTGACGACAAGGTGCAGGTGTAGAAGATTTAACTGCCTCTATACCCATCATCTTCAACTTAGGTTCATTGTATTGAACACCTTCACTGTTCCATACATTTAAGATGTATCGCTTCTTAGCAGTCCATATACCTCTGTCTGCGATGTTCTCTCGTTTCATAAACATCTTTTGATCATAAGCACTAACATACTCTGCTAATTCTTTATAAGACTGATCGATGAAGGGTTCAAACTTCTCCTCACAAACCTTATCAAGAAACGGGACAATCTTAGCAGGATCTCTTTTCTTATCCTTATAGACAACATCGACAAGAGGACCAAGGTTAAGATAGATACTGTCAGTATCACTAGCAATAACATAGTCAGTATCCTCCGTCTTAAGAATATTGTTTAAGTACTTATTAATCTTATTCTCTATCCATCTAATACTAACCTGACCTGATAGAGTAATGGCTTCAGCATTTGCTAGTTTATAATACCTGAAGTACTGATTGCCGATAGCACCATAAGCAGAATTAAGAGATATCTTCTTTGCCATTTGGATGTTGTTACACCTGGCAATCTCTTTGACAAGATCAGGCGAGGGTGTCTTCTCGTATTTCTTCTTGGCATCGATCATCCTCTTCTTAAAAATTACACGCTCGTTATACATCTTCTCCATGAGTTCAGGGAGAAAACCACGAATGTCTTTACGATACTGTGCTCCATTAGCACAGGTAGCATACTGACTATCTACCTCAGTCTCCTGATTTAGAATCCTTTCAACGCTTGCACTGGGACATCTAGCCTGCCTGAGGGTTTCTGGACTGATATTATATTGCATAATGAGATGAGGATACAGGCTATTGAGGTCAAAATTAACAACCCAATCATAGCGTCCTGGTTTCGGTTCCTTGACATAAGCTCCTGCGTACTTTTCATCCTTGTCGGATCTCTCCTTCGGTGGGATGACGATGTTCCGCTTCTTAAGGTAATTGTATATAATGTTGTCCCACATTCGGACTTGATAAAACACATCTGCATAATTCACCTTGGCATCATATGCCATAGTTAATGCAAGCTCAATGAGTTTCATCTTGTCTTCCAGACGGTCAACAAGTTCCACATCGATTATATTATACTCTACAAATTTTTGCCAGCCATTTGTATAGAAATCTTTAAATGTGTCGAATTCACTATGATCTAATTTCTGCTGACCCAATTCTACCTGTGCAATATAATCCAACCGATAAGACTCTTGTGCCTTATAAGTAAATTTCTTATAGAGATCTAGATAATCTAACTGAGTTACTCCACCAATATCATATGTCTGATACTGACGACCTTTAATAAAAATCTCCTTAGGAGAACATAGACCCCAAGGTGATAAACGCTTCATTAACTTATCACCAAGTACACGACTAATGCGTCTAGCAATGTATGGTATATCGAACAGTTGTATGTTCCATCCAGTCACAATATCTGGAGTATTATCCATCCACCATTGAATGAAACTACTCAACAGATCATGCTCATTATTAAACTGTATGTAACGAACATTCTCCTGCTTGATTTTAAAAGGACCAACACCCCATGTTGTAATCTCTTTAGTATTATAATCTTGCATAGAGATCAATAAGATCTCCTGATCTGCTGCTACAACATCAGGAAATCCATTTTCAGATCTAGTCTCAATATCAATAGTATATAAACCGATCTTGCTTATATCAAACTTAATCTCATCTTCAGGATAACTATCAGCAATATACTGATAGATGAATCTATCCTGACCATAGATGGGGAAGTTTTCTACAAACTCATACTTCTTTATAAAATCTCGTGACTCTCTAACAGTACCAGGTTTAATCTTCTCTACATATTCACCTTCTAAGGTCTGATACTTAGTCTTTTTCTTAGCAGGTACAAACAAAGTAGGAGAGTACTTCTCACGAATTTGGAAGTACTCTCCTTTGTCGTACCCACGAACGAGGAAATGATCCCCGATCATAACTACACTTGTGTAAAATTTCATTCAGATATCAGTTGCTCGTATGCTTTCAATAGAGCAGGTTCTGGGTCAACAATAGTTAGTATAGCATCAGATGAGATCATGCACTTGTATTGTTGTGTCAGATTCTTACCTGGCCACCTTTGCAATCTATCTTTCCAATCTTCATCACTGATCCTGAACTCCACAGGATCTTCTAACTCACAATCAGGTTCACCCAATTCAGTCTGAACTTCTCTGATCTTGGTTATTAAAACCTTAGAATCATTCTTTAAAACAAGTAGTTTAATCATTCTCTTCTACCGTTAGTTAAATCTTCATACATTGCCCTAAGATCTCCTACAGGTTCACACACTGTAGTGACACAATTAGGATTCAGAATATATGTATGATCCTCTGAAACTTCCATCCAAGATCTTAATCCAATCTTTTTAACCTCACCACCTGCTTTATCATTCTCCTCAACAAGTTTCATTTCTGTGGTGTAAATGATCTCGAAAGGTCTGATAACCAGATATTGACGAGTATCACCATCGGTAACTTCCTTTATATCAGCAAGGATTTGTGTACCGTCATTTAATACAGCGATTTTAACAGACATCTTTTTTTGGAATATTTAGGGTGGGAGGTTGGATTCCTGTTTACCAACAAGAGGAGGGCATTTCTACAGTTTAGAATTACTCCTCTGCCTGAGACCCGATTGGTCATCGGTTCTGGTTCACTCGAACCAGCAGCACCACCTGTGTCTCATCACCTTAACCAGCTATATGCCAGTAAGTTTATTCAGTCACTCCCTGTGTTGCGTCCAACGGAGTTATTATAGCATAAAGAAAGGGAGGTGTAAACCTCCCTTCCCCTCTTTAAAAGAAATGCATTTCAGGTAAAGGGGGGTCCCCTTACCGCCTCCATGATCAGATCCAGTCTTTACGCTGATGATGATCTGGGACAACCTTACCGAGTGTAACAGTTAGTAGTCCATCCTCAAAGTTAACTTCTTTGACAACAGTGTCATCAGAGATAGTCCATGCTCTATTAAAGGATCTTTGTGCAATCCCTCTATGACTGTAATTAACTTCTTCCTTGTCTTCCTTCTTACTCTCTACAACGAGTTTACCATATTCTGTGTAGACTTTAACCTCATCCTTTTTGAATCCTGCTAGAGCAATCTCTAGTCTAGACTCAGTGTTACTTACATTAATTAGATTGTAAGGTGGATAATTAGAACTGGTTTGTAAATCGAAGAATCGATCAAAATAATTGTCGAGTCCTATGCTATTCTTGGTGATCTTGTCCATAAGATCAGGCAAGCTTTCAGCATGAAATCTTTGTATGTTAGACATAATGGCCTCCTTTAAAAGCGAGTGTGAATTGTGTGACCCTTTCGGCATCACACTACTATTTAACCACGGATCTATTATTTTGTCTTTCGTAAATACCCTCTAAAATAGTTCTGGTATCCGTATGATCTTTAACTTGGTACGCTTTACCGCCCCTATCCTGTACTGCTTTTGCTAAAGCATAATCATTCTGGCCTTCTTCCATCATATCACCAAAGAAATACAACTCCTCACCTAACCTAAAATCTCTTAAGATCTGACTCTTATTACAACCTGGTGCTCCTAAATCTAAACCAGTCTGTCCTCCTATATTAACCTCTAATTCTGGAAACTTTAACTTAAGTCTTCTGGCAATTTCTTTCCTTTCATTCGTTCTTTGATCCCACTTTACATACTCTTCTCTCTCAACAAAACATGTAAGACCTCTACCTAGAATACTAAAGTTAACTCCTCCTGGCCTTCTCTCAATATGCTCACCATTACGGACAGGGAACTTACTGAATAGTAATTCATTCTCCAAATGGTTCTGAACATCCTTAGGTAACTCCCAGTCATCTCTATAGACACTAAGATCCCCTTCATATACATCAGAACCAGAGCAGTTATAAACTCTCTTAGCTTTGTTGTATATTCCTGGGGTAACCTGCTCAATAGTTTTTTCCCTATCACTACCAGTGACTAAGTATACATCATTACAAGTTGAAAACTCATAAAAGAAATGTAAGAACTCAGGTTCAATGGTTTTTCTAGCAGGTGTCAGAGTCCCATCAACATCAAAAATAAATTTCTTCAGGATTCTTCCTCCGTTTTTTTCCTTCCTATATTATACTTGGTTTCAAGGATCCAGTCACCTTTATCCTTGTAAGATAATACTTTAATTTGATTCAGAGGAGCAATGTCCTGAATCATATCCGCATTTAAAATCTTTATGAGACCCCAATCAGCAAGAAGCTGAGAAATACGGTTCCTACGCTGAACATCGTTAGCAGTAAGGTTAGCTCTTTTTCCATCTAGGGCAAATAGTTCTTTAAAATGAACTATAAAATATCTTCCCTGCTTATGTAGGATGTGGCAAGATTGATATAATTTCTTCTCTTTACGGGATGCCACACCTATACGGGTTAGTGTCTCCCTCACCTTCAAGAAATCATCGGGTTCACCTAGTGAGACCTCTACCATCTTATCGGCAGACCAGTCCACAGTTTGTTCAGTCACAACACTCATCGTCTTAATCATTAGATCGTAAACTTATTTATCAAATGATTTTTTCCCTTTAGTAATATACTCAGTCACCTGTGCATAATACTTCTCCATCTCATACTTTCTATTATACTGCTTTAAGTCAACCTTCTTACCAGTCATCTCCTCATAGACTGTCATAAATGTACCTATCATGTGCCAGTGTAAAGGTGGCACATATCCTGGTGACTGACATACAAAGATCTGATCGAACTTACAATCAGAAACAAATTCATATTGTTCTCTAGTACAGAATCTAAAATTGTTAATATATTTTTCTGCAAAAGGAACATGAACTAAGTTATGACTATCTGAATTACCTATCCATGTAAAAGATTTTAACCTACCTTTAGTCTGTAACCACATACCCCAGTTACCTTCCATGACTCTATCAAATGTATCAAGAGCACCTATCTCATCCTCAGGATGTCCAAAGTTTCCTGAGAAAATATCGTCATGATGATCTATATTAACAATTTCTATATCAGTATGACCTTCTAAACCATACAAAATATTATCGTGATCATATCCAAAATGAACATCATCACAATTCTTTAATGCTCTTAAGAATGCTCTCAGACAATAATGATAGTTCTCTATATCTAATTCATGAGAGAACTGTCCTGGATATAGATTAAATAACTCCCACCACTTAGGGACTGGCCACATATCCGTGCCATCCATATCATCTTGTGATTGTAGTTCACGGAGTTTATTATCGTTATGAAGTATAGCAGGTCCAGATATAAAATCTAAATCAATACTAAGAATCTTCATACCATACCCCCAGTATTCTGTCTTTCTTTAATAAATTTTATCTGCTCCTTAGTAAGAATCCTCAATGCTGCTTCAGCTTTCTCAGTGCTATACTTATAGTACTTTTTGACTGCTAGGAGATCCTCTACCTTCTCCTTTTTCATCCACGGAGAAAACCTTTTTCTTTTTCTAAGAGAATGTAAATAGAAATCATACTGTAGTTGTTTATCTAAATGATGATTCATATTCATCTCATTAGCAAATAAAATAGAATCAATCTGTCCAGACAAACACTTATTCACAACAAAAGGTACATAAGATTTAATCTCATCGGGATCCTCAGGAACTTCTTTGCTGAAGTTAATAGAATTTAACCAATGCTTTAGTTCCATAACAAATAATTACCAATGACCAATAGATCCATGTCCATTTTTCTAAACCCTATTATAGCATCTTCTGGTGTTTCTACAATAGGTTCTCCATTATCATTAAAAGATGTATTAAGAAGGACAGGTTGTTCAAACTTACGAAGCAACTGACACAGTTTAGGATTTAATTCATCATTAACTGTCTGTATTCTACATGACTTATCCTCATGTGTAATAGCAGGTATCTCATGAGTTGTAGAATGCTGAGAGAATAGCATATAAGGAGTATCATATCCTTCTAAGAAATAATCTCCTACTGCCTCCTCTAGGATGACTCCAGCAAAGGGTCTCCAGTATTCCCTATGTTTTACCCTTTCATTGATTATGTCCTTATTCTCTGCCCTTAGAGGACTCATTAAGATTGATCTAGATCCTAAAGCACGAGGACCATGTTCTGATCTTCCTTGAAACCATCCAACAATTTTATTCTCATCAATCGCTTTAGCAACTACCTCACATAACTGATCAAAATCCTCAAAGTATTCATGCTCTTCTGTAGGTACATAATCATCATAATCTTTTCCTAACAATGCTATATTATGTGGCAACTCAATAGTTTCTTTACACTTATAAGTTCCATAAATTGCAGCACCAAAATGAACCCCTGAATCATTTGTGAATGGAGGTATCCAAATACGATTAAACCATTGCTTGAGTAATGAATTAGCACAAACATTTAAGAAACATCCACCAGCAAAACAAACATCCTCTGTAAGATAATTTTCTTTTCTTAATTGAGATATCCATTTAACAATAGCTTCCTCATAATGATACTGAATATAATAAGCAATATCTTCCTTAGATAAACCTTTTAAATAATCAAAAACTTGATCATATTTGTGGAAGTTAATCCATGAAGGACCATAATCATACTTGTCAATCTCCATTGTCTTTAATGGAAAATCTTCAGAGAATGTATATGGTGGATTTTTATCAGATGGTTTACCATATGCAGATAGTCCCATGATCTTACCTTCTGCACTAAACATTACTACATCATCATAATCTTTTTTGTCTTTATAATGATATCTATTATCTTCTAGTTTAATTGCTTTAGCCATATTATATGTCATGACTGCCATGTTCATATAATAATCACCAAAAGAATTTTCACCTGCACCAGACTTCATAGTTTGGTTTGTGAATATTCTTTTATCTTTATCAAAATATCCTATACTATTATTTTCATATCCCTTAGTCATTCCTGCTGCAAAATCCCACTGGGCAGCACCCATACCATCTAATGTCAAATAACTTCCAGAATTAAATGGTGATGTATAAACAGTAGATGCAGCATGGCACATATGATGACTAACATACCATAGCTTTGCATTAGGAAATTGCTCTTTAATAAATCTAGCAACTGTTCCATCAGCAGTATGCTTATTACATAAATGAACTGCACTGGGAGCATAGACTACAATATCAATATCTTCTTTAGGAATATCTCCTAGTACATAATCTATTGATCTATATGGCCATGTACCATCATATTTTATTCTACTTAATCTTGCCTCATCAATACTTCTAATATGTTTTCCATCCACAAATAAAGTTGCTCCAGAATCATGGATCCTAGAGAACTCATTTACATTGTTACCTTCCCAAGTAACAGCACTATGCAGACCTAATATTTTCATAATTTAAAACTAGAAGTTCTTTACGATCCTGTTGATCTCCCATATAATCACCAACAGATCTCATGGTATATGTATGATCAAATTCAGCAAGTTTCCAATCTTTGAAGCGATCTTTAACCAACTGACTGCTGTTGTATGATATCAATTGTTTGGTAGGATAATCATCACACCTTCTAGCAAATTCATCATGATCAAATCCTTTATGCATATTACCCTTCTTACCATATAGATTTTGTTTAATATCATAAGGAGGATCAAGGTACATAAAGTGTCCTTTATTATCCCAATCCTTTATAAACATTCTCTCATAAGAATGATTTGTAATTGTCCAGTTCTCGATTAACTTACTATACTCGCTAAGTTTTTCGATTCCTCGAAAGGAGAAGTTTGATTCGGATGCCTGTGGGGAGAACGAGGAAGACTCAGTAAGACCACTAAAGGAACACTTGTTACAAATATAAAAAGCAATGGCACGAGAGAAGTCATCTTTAGATTCATCATTAATATCCTCTTTAGATTGCTTAAACAATTCTCTAGCAGTATCCCTATCAGGATACATGTTTTTAATACTCCATAACTTATCCTGCATTGCTGCACCATCATGCTGCAACTGTTGCCAGAAAATAGCAAGTGGTCTATAGAGATCATTTACCCATACATTTATATGTGGGTACATCTTAGTAACATATAATGCTACTGATCCACCACCTACAAAAGGTTCACGATACTCACCATAGGTACTAAGATCTGGAAAATATTCAGCAATCTTAGTGATAGCACGAGACTTACCACCAGGATAACGAAGGGGAGTTTTAAGTGCCTTGCTCATTTTCTTTAATAATCTCTTCAAGTTTTTCTAAATGTCCAGACACATCAATAAGATTATCGATGCTTGCTAAGTAATCAGCAATGTGCTTACTGATATAAGGTTTCTCAGTCCTTGCTGCAAAAGATAATGCATTACGCAAATGTGACTGTGCTTCTCTTAGAGAATCTTCAACTTGGTCTGATAAGGTCATTTGAATTCACACTCCACCATAAGTTCGGTTAAACATGCTAACAGATTTATTTCTTGGTCAGCCACGAAAGCCATTTGGTACTGATACTTAGCAATAATGAGCACAGCAGCAGCAATGCTAGGCCCTTCAAGGGATGTAGTAAGATTGTCATAAAGGCGACGCAAAAGTACAGCAGGATCATTGTCCAAATTATGAACGACCCAGCTACGGACTCCAGAAAAATCTTTCGACCTAATCTTTTTAACGAGGTCTTCAATCTTAACATCAGAAAATTCTGCTAGTATAGCTGCATCTATTGTACCACCAACTGAGTACCTTTGCAACTCATTTAAAACCCTCCTCCAATCTGGAAAATGTTTGTTAATGAGTTTAAGGAGAACTTTCTTATCAAATTCGATACCTTCCCCTTCAAGAATCCTAACAATCCTCTCGAAGAACGAGACCTGTATCTCTGCCTTCTCCTTACCTTTGATCGAGAACTCAACCACAGAACACCTTGAGTGTAGTGGTTCGATGATTTTATTTTTATAATTACAGGTAAAGATGAACCTGCAATTTTTGTGGAATGCCTCAATGTTACTCCTCAACAACAACTGAACATCATGTGTTGTGTTGTCTGCCTCATCAATGATAATGACTTTGTGCTTCGAGGATGGCAGCAACGACATAGTAGAAGCAAAGTTCTTTGCTTGTCCTCTAACTGTGTCTAGGAACCTACCTTCATCTGAACCATTAATTAGAATGTAATCACATCCTAACTGCTCACATAGAGCACGAGCAACAGTAGTTTTACCACATCCTGCTGGACCTGTTAAGAGAAGATTAGGAATCTCGCCTGTATTTAGGAATTCGCTAAAGGTTTTCTTAATATTGTCGGGAAGGATGCAATCAGCAATCGTCTTGGGTCTATATTTCTCGACCCAGAGAAAATCATTCTTCATAAGTAGAGTCAGGTTCCAATGCTATAAAGTAATCTAAACTATAATTTGTATTTGTAAACTTAGAAAGTAAACTCTTAGAGATAGTAACCTCATATGTACCTGGAATCAATTTGATATTCTCTATCTTAAAGTTGAACTCAAATACCTGATCTGTCCTACCAACAACAAGAGAAAACTCATTAGAGTTATCATTCTTACGATCAGAAACGACCATAGTAACCTCTCTACCATCTCCAACCGCAGATAAATCTGGCAATTGATATACAGAAGATGCTTTAAGAAGTTTCTGTAACTGAATACCATCTAACTGAAATGAAACATCTCTAGATGGAAGTGTAACTCCTTTCTCTGGTGGTGATATGATACAATCAGGATCCGCAAAGGCAAACTTAACCTTAGTTGACTTGCCGTCACGAATAATCATATAGGTCTCATTTCTAAGATCCAGATCAGGATCATTCATGAGATTAATTCCATTAAGGAATTGTGGGAGTTCATAAATCCCGAAATCCCTCTCAAAATTCTCATCAATATCTGCCTCTGCAAGAATGTTCTTCATCACAGAAATAGTGCGAAGTTTAGAACCCTTCTTAACTAGGATAGATTGATTGATAGAGGAGAAATTCTCTAGGAGAGAAATTGTTTTGTCAGAAAGTTTCATATCCATTAGTAGGTTCCTTGTCTAATCCTTCAAAGTGGTATAGAAGTACAGCATAGTGTATAATCTTCTCAATGTCAAGTCTAGTAGTACCTTTCTTATCATAGCGTGATGCATACTTAAGAATGTTACTACGACAAAATGCAGCTGCATCTCCCACTGCTTCAATAAGATCTAGGGTTTGTACACCCCTCTCATTATATGAGTAGTGAGAACTATATGTTCTGCCAATATAATCCTTGATTTTCTCAAGGATCTTTTCCTCATTGTACTTGTAATGTACAGGAGGTTTTTCTATCTCTGGTGGACAGTTGCTCATGTCTATAGTGACATTTCCAAGTTCAACCTGTTCCCACCTACTCTGATTAGAGTGTGTTCCGATTCCAGTCATAATAGGATAATCCTCATCAAATGTTCCATCCATAATAGATGCGGCTAATGCCCATGCATTTACCATTATATCACCCTTTTTGAATGTTGTGTACATTAAAACTCATAGTAATCCTCTCTACATCGCTAGTAAACGGATAGACAGTATGTCTAAGAGTTGCTGGAAACAAATAAAGTTCACCTGTTTTGGGAACAACTTTAAATGATCCAGAGTATTCAAAACCATCTTCACCATGAATAAATTCCAACTGACCAGGACAGGGCATATTAGTGCTAACAGTATTCTTTGCTTCCTCCCGAATAACTTCAGGTATATCAATAAAGATTACTGAACTTAATTGTCCACTGTGATTGTGAATCGGATTGAACTCATTTTTACGCTGAAAATTGATCCAAGGACCACTACCTAAATCAAATGCAATATGATGGAAGAGTGGTGGAGAATCAACATCAGTAAGGTTTGACATTTTTGTTTTATGTTCATGGCATTCTTTCATGTAATCATGAACATGTGGATAGACAAATTTTACAAATGCCTGACCATCTATTTTTAACTCTAATTGTTCATCAATATTTCCTGCTAATGAGTATCCTACATTAACAGGATTAATCCTAGAGTCATCTGCTGCATCTAGCAAAAATTGATGAAACTCCCCTGATATATCTGTTTTGTATACCAGAGGAGAAAAAGGTTGTAGGATCATTCCTCCTCACGAATGTCAACATCAGCATCTACCTTGTCATATAACTCAAGGAATGATTGCTTAGTCTCATCATCGAAACGATTTAAGCATACCTTGATTGCCTTAAGTTTATCATTCCAGATACTGTAAGCACGAACGATATGAACCAATCTACGAGTAGAAATAACCTCGTCAATACCACCATCGTAAAATGTCTTACGAATGATGTCTGCCCAGTCTGTAAGTTTCTTACAGAAATCAGTATCAGTAACACCTAATTGTGAAGCAAGACCACCTAGAATCTTATACTCTACAGCAGCAGATGGATACTCTTGCTCAAAGGTTACAGGGAATCTTTCTAGGAATGCTTCATTCAATACATTAGTACCAATGAATCTACCGTCCTCAGATCCTTTACCCTTAGTGTTAGCAGTTGCAATAACATTAAATCCTGGTGCAGGTTGAACAAACTTACCTATCTTCTTAAGGAAGAGTCCTTTACCTTCTAGTACAGGTTGTAAACATAAAATCTTATTAGATGCTAAATCAATTTCATCTAAAAGGAGTGTAGCTCCCCTTTCCAGTGCCTCGATAACTGGACCATTATGCCATACAGTGTTACCATCAACAAGACGGAACCCACCAATAAGGTCATCTTCGTCTGTTTCAATTGTAATATTTACCCTAATTAATTCTCTATTTAGTTGAGCACATGCTTGTTCTACACTAAAGGTTTTACCATTGCCAGAGAGTCCTGTAACAAACGCTGGATAGAACTGACGAGATTGAATAACCTTTTTAATGTCACCAAAATTTCCAAACTTAACGAAAGTAACATCCTTCTCAGGTACTAAATTCTGCTTTACCTCAGGAGTAAACTTTACTTGATTTTCTAATTGCTGACGAGCTTCCTTAACAGTCAAATCCCACCGACCACGAACAACCCTATAAGGTCTAAGATAATTCGTGACGGTGCGATAGTTTAAAGGTTTGTTGTTTGCACAATAGTCCTTGATATCTGCTGCTGTAATTTTAGCACCGAATGTATCCCTTAGGGTATCAACCAGATTGTCTACATTGATTCTGCGGTTAGCAGGTCTTGACTTAATCTTCGCCATAATAATGTCTTTTGTTGTTTATATAGACATTATAACTCAGATAAGATAGGATATCAGGGACTAGTGGACACTTTAAAAATTGACTGTGAAGCTCTTTGCTCCTGATGCTGTTAACTCTGTAAAGAAATCTTGTAGAGAGAAATTTGCTTGAGCAAAATTAGTATCTAGTGCTTCAGATATAGGATCAGAATCTACAGCATTAGCATAGACTGTTGCTGGTGCTTTAGGGATCCTTACCCTAGACTTTTTCTTACGAGATTTAACAGTAGTGGCAACATAACTCTTACCTTGCTTTCTTTCGATAAGACCAGGAAAAGTTCTACCATACTCACCATCTGTGAGTTGCTTAGACTTCATACCTGCTCTACGGCTAATACTTTCACGAAAGTATGTGACCTGATTTTTAGCAGTTGGTGAGAGTTTATAGAATGGTTCTACAAGGTGGCCATGTTCTTCGCAGAACAAGTCCAAACCATACATTTTATTCCACTGATGTGGTGGCAAATTAGCATAGCAATTCTTGGAGTGTCTCCGAATCCTATCAAGATTCTGGGGAACCCATTTTGCATATGCATCAAGGGCATCGAGCTCGAACTGTAATCTTTGTTCGGGATCGATGCCACCTATGGATCTAGACATAGTGCATTATAACAATACTAGTATTATATAGAAATCCACTTCGCTTGTCAAGCGACTAAAGAGACAAACTCGTTAAGAATCTTTTTATTACTCTTTTTAACCTTAAAAGATTTTACAAATGCTCTCTTAAGTTGTGCTTTAGTCATAGTTTCATCAGTCTCCTCATCAAAATCATAATCATCATTAAGTTGGGTAGCAGAGAGACCAAAATACTTTGCGTATCCAGTTCCATTTAAAGAGAAACACTTATCTTTTCTCCATGATTCCATTGTTTTATCTAAGTCTGTCCAATACTCGCTACCATAAAGGTATGTACGAATGAATTGACTTGCCTCTCTCTTGCTAAGAATCCTAAATCCAATTAAATTTACTTCAGGATATGTGTCTTTAACATCCTCTAAAAGAAGTTTGGTAAACTCTGCCCAGTGATGACCAAAACGAGTTACCTTACCAGTCTTACGATTCCTTAAGAAACAATTAGAGTTAACACTAGCTTCACCCATATAAGGTTCAGTCTCCCAATGTCTTTGGACAGTGCGATTTCTTCTTAAAGGATGTGCTTCACCATCAGTCAAAACAACTACATTAACTTTCTCAGCACCACAACTAGATCTAAACTCAGGAATAATTTTATGGAGAGAAACAACTGCCTCATTTAATGGAGTACCAGATAGTGACAATCTTCTAGGTACAGTGTAAGTTGCATTTGCTGTTCTATATCCAGCATAGTATGAACATAGACGATAGAAGTTTAAACAATCCTCATCAAAATTCTTAGACTTACTAGATAAGAAATTCAACAATGCAAACTCACGAGGTATTATCAAATTATTTTCATGTCTAGATCTTTCAGGTCTTAGATCTTCTTTATTCTCCCATGAATCATTATTGTAATGGTAACGCTGTGCATACCACTCATTAGTAAAAGCATAAACCTCGAATGGAATGTTAACTTTCTTGCAGAAGAATACTAATTGCAATAATTGCTTACCAGTATCTTCTAATACATGTGCCATTGATCCAGACCAATCTAATATAAAGACCAATCCATGATTCTTTCCATTAGGAACAACAGTTATCTTTTTAAATAGATCCTCATTGTACTTGTAAGTATGTAACTTAGTGCAGTCTAATACACCAGTCCTAGATGTAGTAGCACGAGCATAAGCACTAGCAGACTTCTTACACTCAAATTCTTTTACAAGATAATTAACTTCCTTGGCACTATCCTTTTTAAACTGATTGAATTGAGCATCTGACTCTCCAAACATATCTCTTGGTGTATAATTATTTGGATAGCGTTGAGACATTATTTTGTCATGCTCTTTACGAGATGCTATTTCTTCTTGCCAATAAGAATTTAATTCATCTCTAATATCATCAGATGATACTAGAATATCTTCTAAATGAATTTCAGGTATTTCTACATAAGTACTCTCTACTTTTCCTTTATCAACCATATCTTTCAATTTATTATCTAGAGATGTAACAGTCTCTGTCTCAAACTCATTATTACAACGGTCACCAGCACTATTTTCTGCAGGTACATTTTCTTTCTCCTCACTAGGAGTCTCATCAGATTCTTCTGTATTAAAATCATCTGCAATTTCTTCCTCTGGTCTAGGAATAGATTCCTCATCTTCACCAGAACTTGCTTCTAAATTTGAACCTGGAACATTTACTTCTACCTGTTGATTAGAACCAGTAGATTCCTCATTACTCATCTTATCAAAAAGATAATCTCTAAGTTCCAATGAAACATCTAGAACATCATCAAATGTATCTACATTATCAATCTTATTAACAAAGTATTGCTCATCATCATCAAATTCAATTCTAAGGAATGGTCCTACTTTAAAGTATAGATTAATGCGATCAGGGAAACTAAACTCATCAATTGATTTACCTTGAGTCTCAAAGAAATCATCCTCATACAACTGTCCATATCCACGATAAAATGTTTTAGGTAGACCAGGATACCTACGCTTCATTAACTTTTCAATACGAGCATCCTCAATAATATTAACAAAAGCATGTGGTACTTTACTATACTTCTCTTCTTGAGTCCAATCTCTTGAAGGAGTGTACAATGCATGTGCTACCTCATGTGCTACCAATGAATCATATACATCATTGTTAGATACTGTCCAAGATGGTAGAGTAAGGACTCTGCTCTCAACATTGAATTGAGCAGTCTCAACACATTTGTGCTCTACAATGAGATTTTCAGTAGCAAGGAGTTTTGCAAGTTGACCTTTAATATCGTAAGACATGTATTAATTCTGTAGTATATACACATTATAAGACCCCCGATGGTGGTCGGAGGTCTTTAGTAGACACTTTATTAACTGTCTGCGTCTCTCTCTAGCAGAACGCAGTGCCTGTGGTTTAAGTTTTCGTTTCGGTGGCTTACCCGAATTGTGTTGCCAGTTAGGAGTTGTCATTTCATCATACAAGATACGGATACTCTCCAGAAAGGTGTGTCCACCTTAATGGGTAATGCATCATGAAGTTTGTTCGACCTAAACACTATAAAGTCTCCAGGTCCATATGTAAAGGTCTTGTCCTCAATCTGTAACTCTCCACCCCATGAGGGATCCCATTGTGGTGTGAGAAATCCTACTGCACTCCAGACATGTGGTCCTTTACCATCAGCATCAGTATGAAATTCTGGTACATTTCCTTTGCGTTGTGCATTGAATCCTATAGCAGCAATACTCTGTGTTGGTAATCTAAACCCATGCTTTTTTAAAAGTTCATCTCTGACTCTAGCCATGGTAGCAATAAAGTACCCTGCTAGGAATGGATCATGCATACCATTCTCATCCATTGCTTGCATCCTAGGATACATTAACTCTGGATTGTCAAGACCTCCATAAGCACTATTTATTTTCCATAGACTATTTTCAATGACATGAGTATAGATCTGTTGGATGTCCTTATTGGACATCACATCATGTAGTACATACATAACTATTGCTCCACTGCAAGTTTAGCAGCATAAGAGAATCCACCCTTCTTAGTAAATTCTATAACCTTTTCAAACCTATCTAACATATCTGCCTTATGTGATATCACAAATATATTAGCATCTTTAACAACATACTTAATGATCTTAATAAATTCGTCTGTACCTAATCCATCCAAAGATGAATCAAATACCTCATCCATAATTAATAGATTAGTATTTGTAGAGTTTTTAAATCTAGCAACTTCTCTCCATGTGAAGAGAAGTGCTAGGTCGATACGCATCTTTTCTCCCTCAGAGAAAGATGAATAAGAGAACTTATCGTGTATTGGATTTTTTATCGTCTCATTAAATTCTTCATCTAGATGGAAATTAATGTAGAAATCCATCATCTGAAGGTAACGATTAACTTGCTGATTAATAAGAGGTAGATATTTTTTGATTATCTTACCTTTAACACCACCATCTTTTAGTAGTGCATATGCATAATCGTTATAGGTTATCTCCTCATTCTTAGTAGCAAGATTGTCAAAAACAATTCCTAGTTCTCTCTTATAATTTTCTAATTTCTCATGCTCAGTATTTCTGTTCTTAAGGTTGTTGGTAAGAGTTTGAATCTCTTGTTGTAGATCGCCTGTCTGTCGTTGTAATCCAGATACTTGAGCACTGTTCTGAGAAATGCCATAAGTTAGATTAGAAATCTCCTTGGTAAGTGTGTTGAAGTGACGCTCTCGGATACCTTCTTCTGTTATCGACTCCTCCAGCTTTTTATAGCCTTCTCTGAGTTCCTTTTCTCTAAATTGAGCGTCATCAATTCTATTTAACCGAAACGATTCTTCTATATTTTGACTACATGTAGGACATACCGTATTGTCTGTGAAAAACTTATGCTCTTTTGTAATCCTTGATACTTTATTGGATATCTTACCCTTCAAAGACTCTAGTTTTTGCAAGCGTTTTGGAGAATCTGATACAGTTGCTAATTGTGTTTGAATGCTGTCTAAAGAAGTAGTTAAGGTTTCGTTTTTACTTAATAATTCATCAATCTCTATAGAAATTGTATTGACTTTTGTTTCTTTTTCTTCTATATTTTTTCGGCCTCTAGTTTCCAACTCTTCGATAAAATTCTTCTGCATCTCAACCTTATCTTTAATATTTTCTTTCTTAAGTTCTAGGGTTGTTACTGTCTGTCTAGACTCTCTCAAAGTATCCTTAAGAATATTATTCATTGCTGAGAAAACTTTAATGTCTAATAGATCTTCTATAACTTCTCTACGGTTAGGACCATTTAATTGCATGAATGGTACAAAGTTACTGCTACCAAGTATTACAATCTGAGTAAATGATTTAAAGTTTAATTTAAGTATTTGTTCCTCTAATATTTTTTGATTAATCCTATCATCTGCTTCTTTGTTACGCATTCGACCATCAATCTCTATGTCAAATACATTTGGTTTTATACCTCTGCGAACAAGATAGGATGTCTTACCTATAGAAAATTCAATCTCTACAACAGTACCCTTCTCATTAGTAGTATTAACCAACTGTGATTTTGTGATCTTACGGTATGGTTTATTAAACAGCACAAAGCACAGAGCATCCAGCATTGTGGATTTCCCTGCACCATTAGTACCTACTACTAGAGTAGTACCATCAGCATCTAATACAATCTCTGTCCACCTATCACCTGTTGACAGAAAATTTTTGAATTTAATCTTTTTGAACAGAATCATCAGTTTTGGGTGGCATTACGAAATCGTTAGATGTAATTACAGTGTACTTATAATTATACATCTCACACGCTTTTATTGCAACCTGCTCGTCAACTTCAACAACTTCCATTATAGCATCATCTTGGATTTCTAGTTGCATTCTATATCGTTCAGCATCATCTTCATTCTGAAAAAGGAATAATACCTTATCATTAACTGCATCTTTAACAGCGTAAGCACCCTCACGACTGCCTGATTCACAGAGTAACCACATTACTCCACCTCACATGCCTTAGCGTATAAACCTCCAATAATTTTTTTAACTCTATTTTTGTCAAGATCAATCTCCGACTCGTCTATGAATCTATTTAACAGAGCAATAGTGTTCTCATCTTCCTCTGCATTGAAATCTTGGCTATGAATATATCCATGATTCCAATCAGCACTCTCAATAACCTTTAAGTCTTCTACCCCTACACTATGAAGTTTATCTACAAACTTCTCAAAGTCTTTTGGATTAGATCTCTTCTGTACTATAACCTTTACAATCTTACCAGCATACTCTGTAGCATCAAAGATCTGATATGGTGTATCATTATAATAAATCTTATAGAATAATCTATATGGATTATTTACAGGAGTTGCTTCAAAAGTATCACTATCCCAAATATGGAATCCCCTAGTATCTTCACAATCATTCCAATACATTTCATAAGGATTTCCTAGATAGAAAACCTTACCATCATTTGATCTAGTATGATAGTGTCCTGTATATACTCTATCAAACTTTTGGAATATATCAGCATCTCCATGACATCCACCACCGTCTTGTGTATATCCTTTATAGACTGAATACCCATTCAATTCTAGGTGTGCAAATACTACCTTTGATTTGGATGATTTAATTTTTCTTTTTATTTTTGCTTTATTCTCATCATTCATCCATCCTAAGAAAAGGCATTTGGTATCGCCAATCGTATATTCCGCATGGTTTCTAACGAGAACCATATTAGGATACTCTCGTAGTAGTAACTGAATTGAATTAACATCGTTATTGTTTTTGTAATAGGCAGTATGATTACCCACGACTGTATACACAGTAACCCCCATATCACGGAGCCTATCGAAGTAATTCGTTTTCGCCCATTCCAAAGACCAGAGATCGATTGACCTGCGATTGTCAAAAGTATCTCCCATGTCGATGAGGGTTTTGATTCCTTCTTTTTCGAGCGTTGGAAAAAAGATATTTTCATAAAATTTTTGGAAATACTCATGGAATAATCGACTGCCCTTCCTCATACCGAAGTGCTGGTCTGTAATAACTGCTGCCTTCATACCAGATCGTCAATAGTAAATAATCTACGAAGTTCGAGGTCTGCATCTTTCATCGCTTCTATAGCACCTTCCTGCCTGTCTACGATGGTTACAACACGCTCAACGACATAACCAGCATCACGAAGTTTCTCTACTGCTTTAATAGCAGATCCACCAGTGGTAGTTACATCTTCTAATACAGTTACCTTAGTTCCTTCTGGAAACTCTGGTCCCTCTATCCATGCACCTGTACCATGTCCCTTAGGTTCCTTACGAACTATCAGAGCATCTACAAGTCTCATATCTAAAGCAGAACAGACTGCTACACCTGATACTAAAGGATCAGCACCAAGAGTTAGACCTGCCACTACTGGAGTTTCAACATGTTCGAGTAACATCATAGCAGCTAAAGTCAACCCCCGTCCAGTCAGTGTGACAGGTTTACAATTGACATAATGCTCTGACTTCTTACCTGATGAGAGAGTAAAATCACCTTTACGATAACACTTCTCCTTTACCATTGTCAATAATTCTTCTCTCATTTCTTAGTAGTATTGCTGCGTGTTCTATTAATTATACTAATAAATTTATCACCTGCAAATGTACCTCCAAGACATACATCAATTTCATCACCATCTAACCAATTCATATCACCATTCATCTTGGTGTGAAGCATAGCTTCCTGAATCTTATCAATTACCTCTTGTGTTAATTTCATTTAATCCTCCTAGGTACTTGAATAGTCCATGCTGGAGATACAAGATCTACCATCTCAAACTGTTTCTTATTCTTTTCAATCTCATTCAACATTTTTTCACGACCAGGTTCAGGTTGTATCTCACCATAATGATTATGTTTTACACCCAAGTAGTCTAAGATAGAATCATCTATCATCTGATAAAGAGTATCCCATGTTAAGGTTTCTCTTAACTTAGTTGCAATGCGATCAATGTCACCTCCATCTAAGTACTCACCCTTGTTTACCTTTTCTGAGTAATCATCATACTGAGAAATAAGTTTTGCTCTGATCTCTACCAACTCATTGAGGTTGATAGTGATTTTTACATCATCATAAATTGCCATTATCGTGAAGAAGATCTATACTGTATGTTATCTTTAATAGTATTATAATCGGAG